AAGTCACCGCGGGCCCAGACCTCGGCTATCACTGACGCCGTTCCCGATAGCGATCGGAACTTTTCCACCTGTGTATTCTTAACGTTCGCTGCGTACAGGCAAATTCGAGGATATGTGAGTTGAAGGTCCTTATCCCCCATCGCCGGCACTGTCGAGCTCAGCACTACCTGTGATGCTGTGATGAGCGGCACGCTGATGTTCGCGGAGCTCGAAACCATGCTGATCTGCTGCTGCAATGCATTGCCCGTTGTTAATAGGCCAGACACCTTCTGCGCAGCATCAATTGTCAACGGAAGCATAATTATCCTCGTTGGATCTGTCTTGACAGCGGGATGTAATGGTTAGGCTGTTGTCCGTTTACCGGTTGCGGCCCCGCGATCAAACCTGTAACGGGTAACAACCACGTCGAGCCAATTGCTAGCGGTGCATTGTTCTGCCGAGTCACGTCCGAGTCGGTTGTGCTCGCGTATAAGTTCCATCCCGTCGCGGCCGCCGGCGCCCCGAGCGCGCCCTCGCTCATTCCGACGACAATGCTTGAGGTGCCATCCAGAATTACACCGTTAACTGGGCTTAGTGCGCCTTCATCACCTTGGCTGTCCGTCCATGCCGTCTGAACGTATAAGGCTTGCGGACTGACCGTTCCGGTCTCAACCGCAACCAGAGGCATCGCAGGTTTGGGGAGCGGGCTGTAAACGATCCCTATGCCGGACATAAACACCATTTCCGCTGCATCCTTGGCCGCGCTCTGGTATTCCGTCCATTTCCCCTGAAACCGTGTATTCAACTGCACGTTATACGCCTCGGCGAAAAATCGCGACAACGAATCGAAGCACAACCAGCGCTGTAGCGTCGGAGTTACCACCACCGTCGACAACCCGATGGTCCGGCGGTTCAGCCACTGCGGGTCCGAAGCTCCTACATTTAAGAGCCAAAGCATGAGGCGGTCACTGATCGCGTTAGTGGCCAACTGAATTTTGGTATCGACGTTGATGCCGTGCGATGAGGCCACTTGCACCAAAGCAGTCTCGAATTGGACTAAGTCATCCAAGGTGACAATGTCTGCATCCGTGAATAGCGCCATGACGGCCTACTTTCGTATACTCGGCGAATCGCTGTTCTTTTTCGCCGGCATGGAACTGCCAAGTTCCGGGTCGGCCAGGATCGCCACCTGTACTCGTTTTGCCAGTTGCGCCTTTTCGGCAGCCTTCCGCGCCGCCTCTTGCTGCCCGAGATAAGCCTCCTTCTGGCTCTCGTCCGCCAGCACTGCGCGCCCTTCGATGATCATCTTGGCTGCGCTGAGACGTGATACCTCGGTTACCATGCCGGCCTTCCCTCCGTCCGGCGTCTCGAGGCTCATTATCAATACGAACGGATCGGTAATCGCGCCCTCAATCTCGCGCATCTTACGAAAATATTGTTTTAAATCCACGGATGATCCCCCAAAATAAAAGCGGGAGCTCTGTGACGAGCTCCCGCGTGTCTTACTAAACTACAAACTAGCTATTGACCTGAACCGCAAAGTTATTTCTCAACACGCCGCACCCGTAGAGAACGTCCACGGTGAACTGCTGAGAGAGCGTGTTCGGTTGATAACTCATGACAACGCGGATTCCGAAATTCCCCATCTCCGCGTACTCCGCCACCGCGCCAGTACCGGGAAGCGGTTGCGGCAGCCGCCGAATCACAAGCCCGATCGCATCCTTGGTGAATGCCAGGTTATGCGTATTCGGAGTAGCAGCACCGGTGGTCGGTACAAACTGCGAGCGGAAGATAAAGAAGTCTTTCATCTTTCCGACGTTGCCGTCCACCAGCGCCCTCAGGCCGGCCTCACCAGCCGAGTAGTATTCGCTAAAGCGCGGAATCTGGCGAATTTGCGAATAGGTGTTCGAGTCCACCACCAGGTACTTCGGTGCACTTGCGGGCACCATCGCCGTAAACAGCGCGGTTTCTGCCGCATCGATGGTCGCTTCCGTCACCGGCGTGCTGGCCGCACCCACCTGTGGATTCGCCGTGAACTGGCTGTACAGGTTCAAAAGATCGTGCTCCACACGCTCGGCAATCGCAATTACCGCAGGCTGCATATAAGCCTTCAGCAACTCGGGGAATGCAAGCGCTTTCGTCACGTCTGGAATCTGGAAGGTGGCCTCAGCATGCGTATTGAGCACGATCTGTGCGTTCCCCAGACTCGGATTCTGCGGCGTTACTGTGCCGCCTTCTGCAATGTTGTTCGCTACCAGAACCGGAGGAATCGGCACGTTGACCGTATCGCCGGCATGCGCCAGCACGGGCTCGTAATCACGATTCACCAAGTTACCCATGATGAGGTTACCCATCAAAGCCGGCAATGCGTCAGCAGCAACAAGCTTTACGATCGCATTCGCCAGATTGGCAGATGTAATTGTTGACATAAATCTCCTAAATGAATTCACAACCCCGCAAGCAACGAAAGCCGTTGTGGCTCGCATCCACTTGCTTGTTCATCGTGTTTGTCGTGCAGTTCTTACTTACCCGCCGCGAACTTCTCCCCAATCGGGCCGTCGCGGCAGCAAGTCTCTATACCGGCCTGTCCCTGCGTTTGTCAGGCTTCGCCATTTAGGCGCCACGTAACGCTTGATGGGCCAGTTTCGAAATCTCTCGGCGCACTCGGTCTAGATCATCCTTGTTCATTCCCGGTTTGATCTTGTCGATTTCCAAGCTGCCGGGTAGGTCCTGTGCAGCCGTCTTACTCGGCGCCTGCATCCCGCTCCCGCCCGCAATGCGCGCTGGCAGCAACTCCGGATTGTCCTGGACAAACCCGACCAGGTAATCCTGGAGGGACTTGCCTTCGGCGCCTTTAGCTTTTAATTGACCATCCTCCGTACGCGTGAAGTCGTCCTTCACCGCCCGGAATGCAAGGTCCAGCTTAGCCACGCCCAGCCGTTGTAGTTCGCTTCGAATTTGCGAGTTCCGGTCCGCTTCTTCCGCAATCGCGCGGGCTTTTCGATTCTCTTCGACTAGTTGATTCAACCGTGCTTCCAGACCTTCGCGACGCTTGCGCTCATCTTGTAGTTCGGCTTTGTAGGCCGGCTCTGCTTTCTCCTGCTCAGCACGGACAAATTCTTCAATCGCGTGCCGGACCACGTCCCGAATGTCGACAGCCGCGGCCGGTGTCTTTTCCGTTGGCGTTTGATCTGACATGAAATCTCCTTTTCTTTCTAATTCAATATCTGCGCATCGATCTCACGCGCAATTTGATCCTTCGTCTCCTGCCGGGCATCGCTCAGGTACTTCAACGCGAGTCTCTGGTAAATCTGGCGTTTCAATGTCGGCGAGTTGATTCCAAGACTCAAGAGGTTCGTAGCATCCTCTAATTCACTGCCGAAATCGGAGATATCCAGCTCATCAAGCCCGGTTACGGAAATCGCTATGCCATCTTCTCTCGCGTCACTGATGGCGCGGAGAACACGTCGAATGCAGTCCTTTACAACAGTCCCGTAGGCTCGCAAAACCTCTTCCGTGATCGTAAAATCGAGCTGCTTACTGGCTGCCGATTGTGCGCGCCCGCCTTCCAATTCTCCCGATGCCTGGGACAAATAGCAGACCCGGTAGATCTCTTCCTTCAGCGTTTCTAAGTTGTCTGCTGCGATCTGGTAGACTTTGCCGTCGGGCTCGGTCCAGCCAAATTTGTCTTGCGGTCCTAGTTGGATGTAGTAACTTTCCCCGACAATTTGATTCCATTCGCGATCTGAATAAATCACCGGCATCGCAAACAGGCCCATGGTTATGGCCCATCCGAGTGCATTGGACTTATTGAAATGCTCGAGTTGAAGATGCCCCGCCTTACTCAGCAGCCAAAGCCCTTCGCCAACTTGCAAAGTGAGCAGCGGCACTCTCGCCTGCCGCACCAGCGCATGCGCGCCATATCCAATTAGCTCGATGCTCGATTGCTGATTGTCATGTTCAATCCTTTTGTAGGTGCGGTAACCGGTCCTGTCGAAGTAATACCAATAAGTCTCCTCGATGATCTCGGGCGATTCAACTCGGGGCTGTCGGTGTACGGACTGCCTTAGAACCACCCAATCGTATTCGCCCCGTTCGTTTAAGCTCCAGTTGATAAGATCCTCGGCTTGGTAACGGACCAAATATGCGCGCGACAAGCCCGCTGCATCTTCCTCAGCCCGGTTGGAGGGAGTTTCGGCAGCTCGCGGGAAATCGATCAAAATGTGGCTCCGGCCTGTAATCAGCGCGTCTACCAGGCATTGGCGGAAGAAGCTCGATAGCGTGGCTCCACGGAGATCGCAATCGTCGGCAAGCTCCGCGGAACTTCTGCCCCGTCTCTAAGCCTCCTTCGAACTGCAAGCTCGGTTCGCGCCGGAACAACGTCGATGCATACCAATCGACAATGGAACCTACATAGTTTTCGTAGAATACCCGATTCAGGCGCTCGCCATAGACATCTAGTGGCTCCTTCTGCCGCCGCAACAAGTATTCCCCCGCACGACGCTTGAACTCATGCCCTCCCGCATATAAGTCGCGGTACATGCGCCATATCAGCTTCTGCCGCTTGAAATCCGGATGCTCTCGATCGATCTCAGTCATCTTGTGTTATCCCTGTTTCTCAAAACAACGGCTTATCCATCTCGCCTGCACTTGGCTTTTCACTGAACAGCTCCCAGACCACATACCCGAGCGCGTCCGACGCGTGGGTACGCTGCGGATCACGTGCCTTATCGATTACGCCCGATTCGGGCTTAAATATCACTTCCTCGAAATCTTTGATCAATTCCTTGCAGCGCGGATCCACTTCCAACCGCACTTCCCCAAGCGCATTCGTCAGCAGCGCATTTACCTTCTGCACTCGGTTCAACACCGGTGGATTCTTCGACGGCACGCGTAACTTCACATGCCGGAACCCGGCCCGATATAGGTAACTCTGCAGCATGGTGTAATCGCTCGTTCCGGTCGTGTGCATGTTCTTCCCGCTCGCATCGCCAAAAACTTCCAGCGGCGCCATATGCCCCTTGAACCGGTTCTCGAATTCCATGCACGCCTCTTCCGTCGTTGCCCGCTCGAGTACGATCTCGTCGATTACCGCGAGCCGCCCGCTGTCCCACTGCAACAGCACCGACGTCATCGGCGCCACGTTGAAGTCCAACGCCCACAGCAGCAGCTTCCGCGGGTCATATTGATGCCGCACCTGATGAATCGCCGGGTTAAAACAGTGATACACGCGGTCGGCCCGGCTGTTCAGATACTCGCCGAGCACCTCTTGCCGGTAGAACCTCGGGTCGTAACTGCTCTCCAATCGCTCGTAGTAATCCGGCGTCTTGTCCAGCAAATACCGGTTCTCGAACGGCCGCGCCAGCACGCATTCGTACCCGGCCACCGGGTCGTGTATGAACCGCTTGTACAGCCAATCATGCCCTTGCGGTGTCCATACGCCGAATCCGCAGAGTCTCTCAGCCTTCGGATCCCGCAGCCGCGCCTCCAAACGGAGCCACGCCTCCTCGCGCGCATACGACAGCTCGTCAATTCCAAACCACGCCAGGTTCGTTCCCCGCAAGCGCTCCGGCTCATCGAGCGACCGCAACAGCATCGTGCTGTCGGGCGCCTTGATTAGCAGCTCGCCATCCGTTTTCTTCAGCTCAAAATCAACATCATGTTCATCGAGGGCTGCAAATAATCCACTCAGCGTCGCATCGCGCAGCATCATGAACGTAGGCGCCGCCAGGACACCTTGCCTTCCGCGATTGATGAACGCCTGCCGTAACGCTTCAAAGCACAACGCTGCGCTCTTACCCGAACCCACCGGTCCCGAAAATCCCTTGAACCTTGCCGGCGCTGCCTGAAACCGGCCCTGAGACGGCAGTGGATCGTATGTCCAGCACAGCTCTTCTCGAAGTTCTTCGCCGTGCTCCTCTCTCACGCACACGAAGCTACAACGGCGAACCGGTCGCCGAGCTCAAAAAAACGCGCACAAGCCCTTCAATCAAAAGCAGATAACTTTTTTTAGAAAACTGTGATCCTCTGCGGCGCTTTGCGCCAAGCTCTTCACCGCTTGGCTGCGGCCATCGCCTACGAATCAAAAGGAGGCAGCAACCTGCATGTGCGACTCCCGCGTTAGGCGCGGCCAGAGCGAATCGGGATCGTCGTCAAAGACGAGCTTGGGGCGGTCCGCTAGCACCTGCCAGGCGCCCATCCGCACCTCAACTTCGAGTTGCCCCGGCCCCCAGCCTGCATAGCCTACGTACAATCGAAACTTTGAGGACACAACCCGCGCGCGAACGGAGTTTTCAATCACCTGCTTGCTGCCCGTCGCATAAACATCACCCGAAACGTGCCTCACCTCGTCCATTTCGTTGGGCAATCGGAGCAGCGCCTGCACGGCGGTAGTCGAAACCGGTCCGCCCAAGTAGATTGGGTCTGAGCTGGCGCCCTTTATATCGGGGAAAACTCGCGAAAGTGGAAACTCGCTGCGGCGATTGATGATGACGCCGAGCGTCCCGTTGTCTTCGTCGTGTTCGAGAATCAGCACCACGCTCTCGGCAAAATTCGGGTCGCGCAGCTTCTCGCTCGCGACCAGAAGACTCCCAATGCCGAGCTGATCCTCCGCTCGGTAATGCACGCGCGGCGAGTTGCCACGGTCTCGTGACAGTGTCAACTCGCCGCGCGTGCATTACCGAGCGGAGG